TTTCCACTAGACGTTTTGATCTTTCTCCAACTTGATTATACCATCTACTGTCAACCATTTCGTCTGCTGCCTTATCCCACTGTCGTGCGTCAACATTTCTTTTCATGCCTTGAAATGCTTTCATTCTTCCCAATCCCATATTAAACAACATATTCGCTATAATTTCTTGTACAGTTTCAGGAAGGTCATCAAAGTCATCGTACAATCTGTAGCAATCTTTCTGCACACTTTTTAAATCATTTTCAAAACACTCAGCAACACGAGCTTTAGAAACAGGAGTTCCAACAGGTTGACCGTGCTCTGGATCACTTTCAAGAATTAAGTGCCCAATTCCATGCGTAGGCAAATTTAAGTGGTCAAGATAAATGACGTACTTGCATCCTTCGTCTATTTCCAGTTGTTTTCTTAATCGATCAATATTCATTCTACAAACCTTTTAAAAAAAGTATCTACTTCCATCATAAGGTCTTTTTTACTCTTACGTCTATCTAATTCTATTCCATGCGTTCTCATTAAAGTTTCTAACTCAATCTTTTTCATAGATTTGTAATCAGGAGTATCTGTTACCGTAACAATCGTTGTGTTATCTACTGGAGCTGTCATTGTAAGAACCACTTCGGTTCCATTAATTTTTGCAAGAGCTTCAGCTTCAGTCATTGACGGTGTTGGTAAACTTCTGCCACCTTTTACATATCTTAAATTATAAAGAGCTTCTCCGCTTTCATTTTCACCAACGTGAAACATTTCTATGTTACTCATTTTGTTAATCCTTTCTGTTTCTCATACGTTCTGAGGCTACCGATGCCCAACATTCCACCCAAAACCGTGAGGAGGGTGGACATGTCAAATTCTGGTAATTCAGGTAAATCTGCTCCTGAAGCTGTTAAAACAAAAACCAAAAGAGGTTGCAGTACAAAATGATAGGCAAAAGCAATTCCAGATGTCCAACCAATAAATGGCCTCCAACCGCCTTTAAACAAACTACCAGAAGCAGCCTCTGCTTTATTTATTTCTAATTGAGCAAGCAAAGCCTGTTGAGCGTGAGTATCGGACATGGTAGCTATCTCGTGTGCGAGTTTAGCTTTCTGATCTTTGTCCTCAATAACTTTATCAAGCAAACCAGTTACTGGACCAACTAAAGTATTAATTAAACTCATTTTTAGAAATCCCTATATCAATATTTCCTGATATGGATATACGCTGACCTTTGCTCTCGTAAAATGGAAAGACTTCATGTTTCATTTGTGATGGAAACATGACCATGTAACCTTCAGCTTCTTTTTCCATGTTATAAATAAATTGAGATACTTGACCCAATGAATTTGTGTAGTGAAACACAAAGTTAGATATAGTGCCACTGGCATTAGATTCAACACATATCGGAAGTTTCTTTTGCTCTGCATAGGATGTAGGTATCTGCATCCATATAACAAAACTATAGACACCGCTGTGATCGTGAGGTGGATTAAACTCGTGTTTTTTTTGAAAGTTTACCCATAAACTTTCTAAGTTAAACCCTTCACCTTCTTTCATCTTGGTTCTCCAAGGAGCACCATACGATTTAATATGACTATCAATAAAGCTAGGCAAAATATCTTTCATAAAATCTGTAATCAGAGGAGAACTCCTATCCAACCGAATAGATGAACTAATATTTCCTGCCAATTCACTTTTCATATCTTCTGGTTTTTTCTTTGCTTCTTTAATTAATTTCCAAATATTTTTAATTATATCTTCTGGTAGTTTTCCTTCTACCACTCCAATATTTGGAAAATTTCTTTGCAAAAGTTCCATTTACATCCTGTAAAGTATTGCTAACAAAAGAAGAATAATTGAAGTAGCAGACCCAATTGCCCAAGCTTCAATACGCTTAATACGATTATACAAGTCTTTAAACTGAATATGGATCTCAGTCTCCAAAGCAACGACCCTTTTATCGAT